ACCCCCGCCCCAGGCTCACGGGATCACTCTTGTGGCCGTTGGATTATAGTGACACGTGGACGATCAGGATCCGTGATTACATCTGACGGAAGATCGTTCACTCCTTCCACGAAGCTTCGTGGTAGGGCCCTATTAGCGCGTATGCTTTTGCTTTACTTTACTAAAGTAAAGCAAGATGCTTTGCTTTATACTATTCGCTGTTGTTGAGTACAGCTGTATTTAATTATTTAATTAATAATTAAATGTTGTCTTGCAGAGGAAGCTTGTACTTTCCACTATAAATACGCTGTTGCTGAATGAAATGATTGCTTTTATTTCATTCTTCTCTCTTCTTTTATTGTTCTTATGGTTTCGCATAGGCGCTTGAAGCTCTCGTTGAGAGAGATTACTCAGTTGAAAGAAGAACAAGATGAGTTCTGGGTTTCTTATGAAACATATCTTCGTGCTCACGAAGATGTTCTTGGGGAAATATGCAGATATCATGGAAGAAGAGTTAAAGCTTATCCAAAGCTTCCCAGTTATGCTCCAACACGTTGGGTCCTTAGGCTTAGGACTGTATATGATGTTAGAGTAGATGAGTGTAAGCGCTGTAAGGAAGAAGAAGTAATTAGGCAATATAGTAACCCAGTTAGAGAAGAAGGGTTAAATGATTTGTATGATTATGGTAATTATAGATATCAAGTGTATTATACAAATTCTAATTGTAATTAACGTTATCGTTAATTGTATAGTGTAATTATTTGATATAAATGAAAATTATATTTATATTGTGTATTGTGTATTGTTGTTATTTATTTACCATTAGATTAAAATGGTAAGAGTAAATAATTGATTAACCATGGTAAAATGTAACTTAGTAACTATATAATTTGCGTTAATTACTCCGCGAAGCGATATGGATCGTACTCTTAGGCCCAATAGCACTTAGGCCCAAATGTAATTACATTGAATGACGTCATTTGATCCTTTGCTGAGCTGGGGCGGGGCTTAGTATT